TCCAATCCGCGGCGGACTTAATAACAAGAACATCCCACAGGGAACTGGGTTAGGGTCCGATGAAGTAATGGATGGATATACTAAAGAAGATTATATCTTGTTTGGTGACAGAAAATGAAAACTACAGTAATAGAAAACTTTCTCACTGAGGATGAAATATTTGAGATTGAACGAACATTTCGTCTTAGATATGATACTATATTGTGGAAAGAATCAACTGAGGTAGACAACGTAGCACATTCTCTGTATTGGTATCCGGGTCCAAGCTACAAAGAAGAATTAAGTAATTATTTAACAAACAAAATAGAAACATACTTTTCTTCCAATGTATGTGACAATTGGCATATATTGAATGCGTATAAACCGTACGGAATACATACTGATTCATTAGATGATGAAATAGAAGCAGACACTCATTCATTACCTGCAGGGTATATGTTTGGATGGACATTTTTAATTCCATTAAATGATTACGATACTAACACTATCGTTTTCAATGAACGTAGTGATAAAATGAAAGTTTCATCTAAATGGATTTCTCGTGAACAACGGAACCCACAAGATTTAATAACAGATGTTGAATATGAAAAATACTTAACACATCAATCTAAAGATTTAGTGAATTATTTTTCTATTGACACCATCTTTCCATGGAAGAAGGGCAACCTATTAGCTATGCCCAGATCGTCTTTCCATTGTAGTGACAATTTTTTAAACAAAAAAATAATAGAAAAGAGGGCAATCGTAGGATGGTCAATAATACCAAATTAGCTATGGATAAAAAAGTACTTTGCCAGGCTCCATTAACTGCTGTATTAGTTGATACTAATAAAGGAGTCAGACCTTGTTGTGTCTACGATAATAATTATATAGGTAATATAAAAGAACAAACTATTTCATCTATTATAAAAAGTGAAGAATGGCAAAAATTAAAACAAAATATGTATGACAATGTATGGCCGGACCCATGCTTGCCATGCAAAGAAAGAGAAAGAGTTTCTGGATGGAGCGTAAGAGAACTATTTCAAAATGGTAGTTTTGACATTACTGGTTGGGAAGAAGAAAAATTAACTTATTTAGAATTTAATGGAAGTAATATATGTAACTTATCATGCTTACATTGTAATGCCGGATTCAGTAGCAGATGGGTAGCTGAGTTGAAAAAAACTATACCTATATATAATTCGTATGACAAAGAAAAGAGAACAAGACTAAGTTGGATGGATGCGGTCATTGTGTATGATGATGATGAAAGAGGTAGATCATCTAAAATGCATTTACCTGATCCAGATTTAATTTTAAAAAATCTTAAAGAATTAGATTTGTCTGGATTACGTACAATCAACTTTAAAGGCGGTGAACCATTATTAAATTCTGAAACTGTAACTATATTAGAATATTTAGATAGTCAAAATATTTTAAAAAACATAAACATTACTATGTCTAGTAACGGTACTTACGTAAATGAAAAAATCATTGAACTATTTAAAAAATGTAAAAATATAATTATGTATATTTCAATTGATGGCATAGGCGATTTATTCAATTATATACGTTACGGCGATGCTAAGTTTGAAGATATAGAACCTACAATAGCAAAACTAAATGAAATTCCTAGTATATCAATTGGTATCAGCACTGCTGTGATGAATTACAATATTTTCAATTTATTGGATATAAAAAATTGGGTTAATCAAATGTCTGAAAAATATAACAAGGTAAACAATATTTCAGGATTCTCAAATTGTGTAGCTGATCCTAAATATTTGTCTCTACGAACATTGACTGATCCAACTAGAGAAAAATTAAGTAAATTTTATACAGAGTTAAACGGACCGGAAAAAGAATTTGATGCTATAATTCAAACTTTAAACAGCGACTATGCGGGTGATGAAATGCATAACCAATGGATTGAATATACTGAACTAATGGAAACGGTACGAGGTAACAATATTGTAGATATTGTGCCTGAGTTAAAAGACGAGATGCGCTTTAGATTATACGGGCGTTTAGCATCGGATTATAAATGAATATAACCTGTGCCGCACCGTTAACTTCTATTCTTGTTGATACTAATAAAGGGATACGCCCCTGTTGTTATTACCAAGCCGGGTTCTTAGGCAACCTTAATAAAAATACTATCCCTGAAATTGTCAGCAATGAGTCTTGGACAACATTAAAAAAACAAATGCGTAATAATGAATGGCCCTCAGGATGTTCATTGTGTAAGAAAAATGAAGAAAGTTTTGGTACTAGTTTAAGAGAAATTTATTCTCAAAATACAACTAAAGCAGAACTGGATGAAGAAAAAATAACATACATTGAATTCAATGGAAGTAACATATGTAATTTGTCTTGTTTACATTGTCATTCCTTGTATAGTAGTAGATGGGTTAGCGATAGAGAAAAAGCAAAAAACATAGTAAAGACTCAAAGTTTAGAGAAGCAAGAACGAGCATTGTTTCGTCCAATACTAGATTTAACTGATAATGACGGTACATCGTTAATTAAAATGCATCTACCTAATCCAGACTTAGTTTTAGAAAATTTTAAAGCTATGGATTTACAACATCTAAAAACATTGAGTTTTAGAGGGGGAGAACCATTTCTTAACTCCGAGACAACTACTATATTAAAGTATGCGGATACATTGGGTCTGCTAGATAAAGTAGATGTCAGCATAACCACCAATGCTACTTATAGTAATCAGGAAATAATTGATTTACTTAAAAAGTGTAAATCTATACATATTAACTTGTCTATTGATGGTGTAGGAGAGTTGTTTAATTATATCAGATATGGTGATGCCAAGTTTGATTCAATCGAACCCACGATAGCAAAACTAAATGAAATTACAAATGTTAGTATGTTAGTTAGTTGTGCTCCAATGAATTACAATGCGTTTAATTTGTTAGAGATAAGAGAATGGACAAATGAGATATCAAAGAAATATAACAAAGTACAACCTATTCCCGGTTTCAATAATTGTGTAATAAGTCCTGAATATCTATCTTTGGTTACGTTATCTGATGAGGCTAGAAAACATTTAATAGAGTTATATTCAATAAATAGTATAGGTGACGAATTTAAATACGTAATCAATCTGCTAGCAAATGATTATTTAGGAGATGAGATTCACACCCGATGGGTAGAGTATACTGAACTTATGCAAACTGTGAGAAAAAATAATATATTAGATATTGTACCTCAACTTGCTGATGAATTAAAATTAAAAAATCATGCTTAAAAACGGCCGCGAATTTGAAATACATTTAAAAAAGAAAATCATAGATGATCCTATTATAGGCAGGCTTGTTTATGAAGAATATGATTCCTCTGAATCTTGTAACTTTGACAAAAATGAAAATGTGTGTGATTTGCCATTTAATGATATTGAAGTTCAATCTGATGGTCGAGTATATACTTGCTGCCCAGGATGGAACCCAGCATCTATCGGAAACTTACTAGAAAGTGATTTAAAATCTATATGGAACAGTGACAAAGCTACTGCCGTTAGAAATTCAATGACTGATGGTTCTTATAAGTATTGTAACGCAAAAACTTGTCCTGCAATGATTGCCGGGGGAGGAGACAGAATCATACCCAAATCAAACTTTGTAGATACTAAAAATAGATTTCCAAAAAACATAGCATTCTCGGTTGATAATACTTGTAACTTAATCTGCCCTAGCTGTAGAACACATAAGATTATTACACTTGAGAACGAGGCACATAACCGTGCTTTAAAAATACTAAGAACAGCCTTCAGATCAGTATTCAATGAGCCACATGACCAGCAAATAATATTCACATTTGACGGGGTAGGAGAAATATTCTTTAGCCCAGTTTACAGAGAGATATTTGAAACAGAAGAAGTGTTTAAAACTCCTGAGAAATGGCCCAACTTCAAAACAGTGTTATGTACCAATGGAACTATGATGACCGAAAAAATACAAAACAAGTATCATGTTTTATTTGAACGAGCATTGGGTATTAGATTAAGTATTGATGCTGGAAATAAAGATAGTTATGAAAAAGTAAGATGTGGCGGCGATTGGGATTTATTGTGGGAAAATATAGATTATCTGTATCAACAAACATTAAAAAACACAGATACTAAAAGTTGGGCATGGAATGTTATTTTACAGGAAGATAACTACGAATCTATACCGGATTTAGTTAAATTAGCATATCAATATCCTGATAACTTACCTGATATCTACATAGTCAATATGTTAAATTGGGGAACTTACTCACAGGAAGAGTTTGATAAGAAAGCAGTTTGGTTTAAGAATTCACCAAAATATAACAAAGCTAAAGAGATATTATCATTGCCTGAGGTAGTAAATTATCCTAAAATGTTTAGACCAATATTAGATTAATACTTGGCAAATAAACTAATCTCATTAGTTTAGCAGCTATAAATACACAATCAAATAAAAGGATTGTAATGTTAGATAAAGATACATGGATAGCACAAAATTTAATTCCAAAAAATACAGCAACTACAGTAAGAAAACCTAGGTTTAACGTCAAGTCAGTTGATGTATTTAACGCTACACGAAAAACAAAATTTACATTATGTGTTTTGGGAAGTTGGGCTATCTACATGCCACCCTATAACATTGCTAGGTTGTCCAGTCTCATCAGAGAAGCAGGCTACCTTACTAAAGTATATGACTTCAACGTTGAATCACACTACGCATTAAAAGAAGCGAACCCTGATTTAGAAGATGCTTGGAATGGTGCTAACTATTGGTGGTGGCAATCACACGAATACTTCAAGCGTGTTCACCCAACCTACGAACCTATATTAAAAGAATATTTAGAAGTATTATTAAATGATAACCCTGATATCATTGGTTTCAGTTGCTATTATACAAACATTATGGCTACTAGATGGATGATTAAAGAAATTAAAAAAGTCAAACCAGATATCACTATCGTACTTGGAGGACCTGAATGCCATGAAGGCTATTTCAAAATGCCATCACAAGTAGATTACTACTTCATTGGTGAGAGTGAACAAAACATATTAGACTTCCTAAACAACTGGGAACAGGGCATCAAGCCAGATCAACCGGCAATTGGTGGACTGTACAGTGATGTTAGAATTGACATTGATAGCTTACCATATCCTGATTACTCTGACTTTGACTTATCAAAGTACTGGGGCAAAGATTCTATCTGCGCTGAAATCAGTCGTGGATGTGTAGCTAAATGTAGTTACTGTACTGAGGTGTATTACTGGAAATTCAGAGACAGAGGCGCTACGACTGTTGTAGATGAATTAGAATATCAAGTTAAGAAGTATAATATTGGATTTGTATCCTTTGTAGATAGTTTGATGAATGGCAATCTAAAAGAGTTTAGAAAATTCTGTGACGAACTAATTAAACGAGATTTAAAAATTAACTGGTGGGGTTATGCTAGGGCCGACGGTAGAATGGATTTAGATTTTTATAAAGCTATGGCTGCTGCGGGCGCACAAGGATTCAACTATGGTATCGAATCTGGCAGTGACAAAGTATTATTAGCAGTAAACAAAAAAAATACTGTAGCAGAAATTAATCAAAACTTAATAGACTCAGCTAAAGTTGGGATGAAAGTATCTGCTTGTTGGGTTATCGGCTCGCCAGGTGAAGATATTCAAGCATTCAATCATAGCTTCAATATGCTTTGGAATCATAGAGCAAGAATTATTGCTGTTAGCCCGGGCATTGGATTAGGTGACAATTACGGTTCAGCATACGATGATAGAGAAAAATACAACATCAACCCAAGAAATCAACCATGGCTTGGTGGATGGTATACGCTTGACTTAACTAATACAAAACTACATAGATTTATTCGTGTTAAGTTAATGCACATATGGTTAAAACTATGTAAAGATTATGGCGGAACACTGTCCAACGTTCATGCCGCGCAAGGTGATATCACCGAACACTATCAATTGACATTTGATTCCGAATTCATCAGAGAGCATGTAGACTATGAAGATTTTGATTATTCAATAATCAAATCCGAACACGGGGAGTTTGCCGATAGCGTAATGAATGAAGTGTTTGGGTTTTTGAGAATGATGTGGAGAGCGAGAGGTGGATTTGAGATAACAATAAACTTCAATAAAGATTTAGATCACCGCGATTTCATATCAGCTATTGTACCCGATACACATAGCTATACTGCTACTCATTGGTTTAAAATAGATGATGATGGTAATTATTCTACAAAGAATTCTTATAAATTTAGAAACGCATTTAGAGATGTGATTTCTATGGAAGGATTTGAATATGAACATGAAGCTACTGGTCAATGGGTAGAAGCTAAAAAGTCATTGATTAAAAGAATATTTTATATCCAAGCTACTCCGGAAGAAAAATTATTACTACCAATTGAGTCTTGCTTCTCATCTATATCAATTCAAGAACGCCAACTATTACTTAAGGTGGCAAACAAACTAGATAAAGAAAGTCGTATATTAGAATTGGGTGCGTCACTGGGCGGACGTGCCAGTATCTTAGCAGCAGGTGACAAAAAACATTTGGTACATAGTGTAGAGTTATTTACGGATAATAGACCAAAAAATGATTTTGATTCTATGCAATCTTGGATACGTGAGCAAATTGTAGATACTTGTTTACAGCTTGGGATAAGCAGAACTGAAGGCGTTGACTTATTAGAAGCATTAAAGAAAGACTTTGAAACTGATATTACAGGACAAACTGCGTACAATCGTATCATAACCAAATATCCTAATATTGTGTATGTCAACAACCTTAACAATTGGAAAATTCCATTAGATTTATGCTTAGTAAAGACTGACCAGAATTCTGATTTGTATACTAACTTAGATTCAATTCTTTCTACAGTAAAAGAAAACGGCTACGTTATAGCGCAGCCGTTCAATGATAATGAAGCATCAACTAAGGTTAGAAACTTAATTGATCAGGGATGGAAAGTAATTGAAACTGTAGATAGTATGGTATTGATTCAAAAATTAAATTAAGTTTCAGTCGTAGTACTAATATGTGCTACGACTTTTTTTGCTAATTCAATTACGGCTTCTAAGCTAGGATGGCGATTTTTTTCAGAAATTTGCTTATCCAAACTTAGAAGTGACCATGACCAAGGTGGTCCAAGCCATGGATGTTCAGAATCACCAAATAATAACCAATCTTCTTGATTGAATATCACTTCATGTTGGTATGGTTTAATTTTGAAGTGTTTATAATTTTTTATATTTTTTAACACAGCAGGCTTTATATCATTAAGCGTGTTCCAAAAAGTGTATGTAATATCGTTTGCTTTTAAATAATTTTGTAATGACACTATATTATGAAAATAATTCATGATATGGTCAATATCATGCCGATTAATCATGCTTTCTTTAATGTATTGATGAAAATAGATTTTATGAATAGAATCTATTTCACTTATATTTAGATTTATAAAACTTTTATTATTTGGGTTCCATCCTAGGCGACGTGAATTTTCTGACCATCCAATGCATACATGATAATTTTTTCTTTCTTGAACACTTAATTCTTCAAGAAAACCAATAGTTGACATGCAAATATTTTGATTACTATTTCCATCTTCAGACAAATCTGCGACTGGCAATCCAGTTAATTTATTTACTTGGCCAGCCAAATTATCCAATATTCTTAAATGAGTGTAATAGTTAAACTGCTTCTCTGTTATCTGGTTTCGACTATATTTAGAATGTGGCTTGCTTAGATACGTATGTTCCCACCAATCTATATCAGGATGATATTTATCCCAAGTAAGAGCATCACCGGCGGTCATGCTACAACCATTAAACAATAACTTTTTTGTCATTTTACTTCTTCCATTATAAAAATTTTCTTTTGATCTTTTTCTCTAGTAGTTTGTTTATTATACCAATTGCGGATCTGTTTATTTACAAAATGATCTAATTTCTCCCAGTTTCCGTATGCTACATAATTATCTGTATTTATAGGTTTTAGTTCATCAACTTGTGGTTCTAATGTTTGTAATATTACACTAATATCTGAACTAGGTAATTTCCATATACTAAGATGCTCTGGATGATGTATAGTGTTATACCATAAGTGTACTTTATTCTCAATAGTAAACTTCACAAAATTGGGCATTTCCCACCAGTTGTTATTCATAGGGTTAACCATGACGCTAAGCCCACGATTGTTATCGTGACAATAGTTTTTAAATGTTTGAAAATTTGTCATCAATTCATCAAAGTCACCGTTGATTCGTATTGATTCATAATTATCTTTGTCCAAACTATCAATACTAATGTTTAAATGAATGTTACATTTATCTAATATAGCACGAACTTGCTTGTTATAAACTGTGCCATTTGTTGCTATATTAATTCTAAGAGTAGGGTTTAATTCAGCAACTAACATACAGATATCATATACAATCTTTTGAGCAAATGGTTCGCCACCATTGAATCTAAGTTCTTCTAAGTGAGGGATGAATTCTTTCAGTTGTTCAATAAACGAATCATCATATATCATTGGCATAGGTGGAAGATTATCTCTGTTCTTTCTGATGCCGGAACTCAATCTACCTTCACACATGATACACTCAAGGTTACATTGATTGCTTAACTCTAATTCAAGCAGTGTTGGATATTCTTTAACAGTAAACCCATCATATGCCATAGCTAACGGCCATGTGTCTGCTTCAATCTTTTGTTTACAGACTCTACATTCGCTATTGAAAATGCCTTCTTTAAGATTGTTTCTATACTCAGTAAACTTCTCACCAAACCAAATGTCTTTGATTGACCGAGTAGGGCTCCATTTTTCTAGTTTACCTACTAATAACCAGCATGGAGCAACATGCCCTTCTGTAGTGAAATACATATTGTTATATGGAGCAACACAGGGACTTATTGTATTGATTTCTCTACCTTGGTCAAATTGTTTTCGCTTGTTGTTATATGCTTCAATTTCTTCTATCGTCAACTTATTCATTAGAATACTCCATAATTAGTTTGCCCCATTCTCCAAACGTTGGCTCAAATCTTTGCTGTCTAAACTCATCTAGATCATTGTTCTTACTAATAAACTCTTTGATAAGATTGTCATTTTCACGTTCCAAATGTAAGAAGTTTTTAACTACTTTGAATTCTGGCGCTGTTAATCTTGCTGATACTATTTCCTTTAACTTATCTGGTAAGTTCTTTACACTATGACTAGGAGGATAGTGTAGTATATTGAAATATGTAAATATGTTCAAGGGCTTAGACCAGTTTAAGTAGTCAGGTAAATAGTATACATTAAAGTTACTTACTGTCGGACATAGCGTCAAAAATAAATTTTTATGGTTGCTTCGCAGTTCTAAAAACTTTTTAAGATTATCTTGTATTTCATTCCATTCAGTTGGGTAACGTTCGTATTCCAATCTACTACCCAAATCATCTACTGATAAACACAAGGTTACCTCTTTGAATTGAACAATAAGGTCTAAAAATTTCTTATTATACAGTGTAGCGTTTGTGTTTAGTAATATAGTAATCTCTTTGGCTCGACCTGAATTAATCAATAACTCTAAAATTTTCATATTTTCAGGAGATGCCATTGGCTCTCCGCCAGTTATCTCTAGGTGTACTAAATCTTTAGCCCAAAGATTGATAACAGATTCGTTAGCTGTACCCAATATCTTATTAGATAACCAGTAACTACCATCTTCTACTTTGACATTGAATCGTTCTTGATATTCTTTTAAGAACGTTGAACTGGCTTGTGGACCGCATATTCTACACTTTAGATTACATACGTTGTTCAACTTCAAATCAAATGCTCTTGGACCACTTGAAGCTATAGGAGTAAACTCCATATCTAATGGTATCTTTTTGTCTATAGCAAACTGTACTCTAAAACTTTTTACGCCTGCTGCTTCTTCATCCCAGCAGCTTTGACATTCTTTAGGTTTTTTACCATCTAAGAATGCTTGTCTTAAATTTTGAAAGCGAACATCATTCCACAATACATCAAGTGTACCTTGTTTCATATTTGGAAGTTGATATTCATTCGTGGGTTCTGGCTGAGCAAATTTACAGCAAGGACGCAATGACCCGTTAACGTCGGTAGACAAGTTAATCCAGGGCAAAGCACAAAATGTGTCAGGTAAGTTCATAATCTTTTAATAGTTCATACAGTTCAGGGAAAGTCTCACTAAACGAATCTTTTCTAAATTCATCATGGATCTTTGTCTTATGAAAAAACGTTTTTAACAATTCAGGGTTACTTTCTGAACCATACATAAAGTTAGTAATGTTGTCAATCGTAGGAGAATATGGGTCTAACAAGTTTCCAAAATCAATAGCTAATAGTTTTTCTTTTACTACATCTTTTACTTCTGTTGGTAAATTGACAATAGAATAGTGATGCGGGTAATGAACCATGTTGAATAGTATAGGTATGCCCAATGGTTTCATACGTTCTACAAACTCTTTTAAGTACAATACATTTAAAATACCCACTGTTACATATAAACGTAACGGCATGTTTACATTATGCTTGATTGCCAACTCTTTGTACTTCTGTATGTTATCTAACGATTCATTCCAAATAGCGTTGTATCGTTGATATTCAAATCTTTTCTCAATGTCATCAATGCTAAAGTTAATGTAAACTTCTTTAAAGGGCTGCCATATTTTAAATAATTCTTCTTTACAAATGGTAGTATTTGTATTGTAATATAATCCAGTAGTAGACGGATTGCCATGTTCAACCATGATTTTTAAGATATCATCATGCTCCTGTTGCATCAACGGTTCGCCGCCATAGAATTCCATGAAGTCAATAGTTTTTGCCCAGGTCTTTAATATTTCTTCGTTCTCTGGATTGGCAGAAAACTTTTCTTTAGAGTTACTAACAAAGGTACTATGATCTCCCATGTCATTAACTTCCAATATTTTGATTTCGTTAATCCATTGGCTACTTAAGAATGGAGTACATATTCTACACTTCAAATTACATAGATTGCTAAGTTTTAAGTCCAATGTCTTTGGATATAGCCTAGGAATATGATGATAGAATGTAGCATATGGATGTTCTTTGCCGCCCTGTTCTCTAATTAATCTCATGCTTTTCATGCCGGCAGCTTCTTCATCCCAACATGCTTTACATCCAGTTGGTCGTTCGTTTCTAAGAAATTGATCTCTCAACGTTTGAAATTCGTCTTGATTCCATAAATCGTCAAGGTTAACGTCCGGCAATTTAGGAACATCTTTTTGCCATGTAGGGTCACCTACTTTATATTTACAGCAAGGTCTTGCTCTACCATCTGGATCTAACTGAAAATGTGTGAATGGATATAAGCAAAAATTATCAGGGATTTGCTTTCTCAACGTTTCAGTATATTCAGGTTCCGGTTGATATTCTTTCTTCCCGTAGTAAGCGGAATTCTTAATGATAGGTATTAACTCAAGTCCATATGTATCATCTAAGTGTTTGGATGTATACCAAACTGCTGATCCGTTACCATCATCATTTTGAAATATAGGTATAAATGTCTTTTTGTCCATTATAGACTCTTACATAAGTTATAAAAATCAGTGAATTCAGGGAATGTTTCTAATAAACTCATTTTCCTACGTTGGTCAAAGTCATCGAACCAACGTCCAAATATCTGACGTTGTTCGGTTCTATTAATTGAATTGTCTTTTAAACTATCTGATAGCTTACGTATGAATTCTATAAACGTATCCCAACGTCCATAATAATCAGGAACAATAGGCATATCATCTACTTTGGTTAGCATATACTCAATACATTCATCCACATACTTAGCAAAGTCAGGTGTCAATATGAACGGACTTTGATGGCTAGGGAAG